TTAATTTAAATAAAAATTTTATTTACTATTTTGATAGCAATGCAGATACAACACCAAAACAAGTTAGAAAATTTTTAGATAGAGTTACTAAACAAGCTAAACGTAATAATATCTATCTTAAAGAATATATTAATATGACAGAACATCAAAAAAGTGATACAGAATGTGGTATGTATGTATTATATATTATTATTACTTTGCTTACAACAAATAGTTTACCATATTTTACCGAGAGAATTCCTGATAAAGAAATGGAAAAATTAAGAAAAATATTATTTAATTAATATAAAAATAAATTAATTTATTTTTATATATGACAGAAAAAGAGTTTATCTCCACAAAAAATAAAGCAATGATTTGGCAACTTCTTATGGAAGCAAATGCATTTGTTAACATACCTGATTCATATTTTGAAAATATAAAAACTATGTACGAACAAATTATAGTAGAAATCTCTAAACTAACTAATATATCTCTCACTGATCGCAATAAAATGTTAATGAGTAAAATGATGGATAAAATTAAATATTTTACTAATGAACATATTCAAAAACCTCTGCAAGAAGTTAAAATTAAAGTTAATGAAGAATTTCAAAATAAAAAACAGGAATTTATTCAACTAGTAAATCATAATAAACCTACTGATATATCATTTAGTGATGATATCGATAAACCATTTAATGATACAGAATTAAATCTAAAATTAAATAATTTAATTAATGATCGTTCGTATGATACTTTACCACCTTTATCTAAACCTAAAGAAACTGCAGCTGAGACAAATCTAAATGAATCCAAAGAAGATGAATCAAAAAAAGTATCATTTGTTCCATCTACCGAAAATATTATTAGTAAACTTAAAACTAAAGAAAATAATACTAATGATACTAATGAAGATAATAATGATATTAAAAATATTCTAAATTTATTACGAACTATTTCTATAAATCAACAATTAACACTAAATAATCAAGATAAAATATTACAACTACTTTTAAAAGAATAAATATTTCTCTCCATTATTTAAATGAAAAATTTATTCAAAATTAAATTATATATTATTTTTATTTTAGTAACAATATCGTTTTTAATAGAAAGATATTATGTAAAATGTAATAATAATTTTTATACTATATCTTTATCTTTATTACACCATATATTTTCAGTATACTTATATTTTGGAACATTTATATTTAAATATTATATTTTTAATATTAGTATTGGATTACTAACCTTTTTTAGTTGGATTATATTTCATAATAAATGTTTTTTAACTATATACTATAATAATCTTTGTGGAATAAATGAAGATATACCGTTTTATGATATAGTTAATTTTATTAATAAATTATTAAAAATAGATAATTTACATTACTATATTTTATGCTTAATTTTTATCTATAATATTTATTTTTTAGTTTGAGCTAAAAATGTAAAATCTACAGGTTTATATTTTGGAGCTTCACCTGGCTTTGCCTGATTTTTAAAATATAAACTACCTATTGGTACTGGATTCTCTGCAGCTGCACTATCCAATGTATATATTCTACTTACTATTATTCCTTCACTATTTTCATTACTTGGATCTTCTAATACAGCTGCATTATATGCATAATCTGTTTTTATTCCTTTACTATCTGGTAAAGTAACTTTCTTTAATTTAATTTTTAGTTCAATTCTATTTAATTGTGCGGCTTCATCTCTCTCTTGACTTGCTATAGATGGGGCATATGCAAATTTATTAGGATTATCTGATCCAAATACTAAACATTTTAATTGTTTACTTGTACCAACTGGATTATGTAAATTACAATCTATAGATGCTTCTTTAATATTTTTTAATATTCCTTGTGTTATAACTTCTTTTTGATTAGAAATTTCATATAGAGCTTGGTCACTTGTTAAATAAGGATTATCTAATGATTTATAGTTCATATAGATTTCTTTTGTAAATTTACTTTTATCTTGTGTTTTTAATTCTCTCGATGCTTTCTCTATCTGTTCTTCTGTAAATTCCATTAAATATAAAAATACTTCTACTGTTTGATACTCTATTGGTAGATTTTTATGACTACATATACGTCTTGCCCGACCTATTACCTGATTTATACGAACTGGGTGCCAATACGGTTCTGTTATATGTACATATCTTACATTACTTAAGGAAATACCTTCAGCACCAGAAGCTGTAATCATAATTACTTTAATTATGTCTCCAAAATAATTTCTAATATTTTGTTTCCCATCTACTATTGGGTTTGTCTTTTCCATTTCTATTAATTCTTCTTTAAGACTACTTGTTTCTCCAGTATTTAATGCATCCCAGTTACTATTAAAAATATTACGTATTATTTCTTTCTCTTCTGGCAGTTCAGTACCAGTATAGAGAACAAATTTTGGTTTTACCATATCTTCAGGTTTTATATTTAATCTCCATACTCCTCCTGTTTTAACTATTTTAAATTGTGCAAATCCATTTGCTTCTAATACTATAGATAAAATTCCAACACCTTCCAATTGACGAAATTGACTATATATTAAATTAGATCCAATATTTCTTTCATCTAATAATCTTTGTAAAATATTCAAAAATTTTGGACTGTATATTTCTAATGCTTGTGGATTAAGATACTCATCTCTTTTATCATATAAATCTTGTAAAGCTTTACGTTGTTTTGCTGCATATGAAGTATTTTCTTTTACTGATGTAGCTGTATGTTCTTTTGGTGATTGTTTTTCCACATCATCAATTACTTCTGCATCGGTTATACCTTCTTCTTTTAATCTATCTTCTTCACTAATTGCATCTAGTAAATCTTCATTTGCTGTTTCGGTTATTACATCTGCTAAATTTTTACTATCTCTAGGTAAAGGTCTAACTATATCTGGACGTGGGAACACAAAATTACAGAATGCACGAGAGAAAACCCGGTATGTTGAAACAGATGTTTCATATATATCTGTTCCTTGTGATCTACCTCTCTTTTTAGCATTATTTCTCTCTATTTTTCGTTCTTCTACTCTTGCCTCTTCATATACACCAAATTGAAAATTACTCATTGGTACTAATACTAAGTTAAAATCTTTATCTTTTTCAAATTTTGGAAGTAAAGCGTCTATATCTGGAAAATATGATACTAATCCTAATATACGTCTTTTAAATAATTCCATATTTGTTACTGAATCTTCTGGTTTTGTACTATTTTGATTAACAAATAATGCACTAAATTCATCCTTTTTGTCAGGTAAACATTTATAATTAGTTACTTCAACCGAATCTGGAACTATTTCTATTTTTTTTCTTAATAATTCTTCTGTTATCAATTGTAAAAATTTTGTATCATCTATCTCTCCTTGCAATCCCACCGATACTCCTATATATTGACCACTTTTATCATTTTTTGTATAAAATCCATATGGATTACGAGTTATCATAAGTGTTGGTTGTGGTGTAGATTTAAAATTTAAATAATCTAACAAATAATTTATATCAGGATTCTCTTTAAATAATCTAATTAATGAATCTTGTGTTAATTTAAAACCACTCTGGCTTTTATTTTTTAATTGAAATTTCCAAGTTTTTATATTTCCTCGTAATATATTCATCATAATTGCTATCTCATGCGGATAATTAATAATTGGCGTACCTGTTAATAATACTATTCTAGTATTTTCTGCACTCTGTAAATATTTATATATATCCATTGATAAAGAATCTGGACGCTGTAATTGATTTACTATTTTACTTACTAAATTATGAGCTTCATCTACTACAATTATTTTATTAGAAAAAGGATTTCCACCCGCTTTTGCTACCATCTCATCAAATTTTTTTCTACGTAATCCATTATATCTAATAAATTTATATTTATTTTCTAACATTTTTTCTATCTGTTCATTTAAAGATTTTTGTTGTTCTGCCGTTAATAAATTATAATTTGGTTCTTTACTTTTATTTACAAACCAAGCACCACCTTGTTTAGTTATAAATTTTGGAGATAATGATAATATATATGCTAATGGATCCACCAACTCTGGATTAGATACTGTATTTATTTTTTCCCAATATTGATTATTTCTATATAGTTCATCACCACATTTTTTTAATTCCTGTTTATAATTAACTTCTAATGATTTTGGTAACAAAATTAATACTTCCTTATCACTTTTAATTCCTTCTGCTATAGCAATTGATGAGCAAGTTTTACCAGATCCTAATCCATGATATAATAGTAATCCTCTATATGGTGTCAATAAATTGATATAATCTCTTACTATATTTTGATGCGTCAAGAGAGAAAAATTGTCTTCACCTTTATCATCACAACTATATTCTTTAGAATCAGCTAATTTACCCTTATAATCTTTTAATAAATCATTTATAAAATTTACAAAAATTTCACGATTATTTAAATAATATGAATCTGCTTGAACTAATATTTTGGGTTTTTTATCAGGTAAAAATTTTTCTAACTCTCCTACATTTTTCGGTGCTTCACCTAATAATGTATCCGCTACTTTTGTTACACTTTTCGCTGTTATCTTTTTTGTAGCTGATTTTTTTGGTTTAATTGATGTCACCGGTTTGGGTTTCAATTCTATTTCTTCTGACTCTTCTAATGCCGCTAATAAAGCTTCTTCGTCTAATTCTTGATCTTCTAATTCTTCTGCTTCTTCTATTTTTGATAATGGTTTATCTTTTTTTTCCACTTCTTCTAAAGCTGCTATTAATGCGGCATCATCATCACCTGCATCATCTTCTGTTTCTAATTCTGCTGATGCTGATGCTGATGCTGATGCTTCTGCTGCTGATTTACTTACACTTAATTTTTTCATCTGTGTAGCTAATTTAAATTCATCTTCTTCTTCTTTAATTTTTTTACTAGATATTTGACTTGTTACTGTTGGTCGTATACCAATTTTTTGTAAAATAGATTCTCTATCTATATTGGCTACCGGTCGTTTATCTGAAATTTTTGTAGTTATTTGAACTTCTTCTTTTGATTTTGCATATTTAATTTTAACAGGTTTTTTTACAGCTGGCTCTTTTTTTTGCTTCAATTTATCTAAAAGTTCGCTTGACTCTTCAGACATTTAATATATAAAGACATTAAATATTAAATAACTTATTCTAATTGTTTTAATGCTTCCTCGCAAGCTATCTGTTCTGCCTTCTTTTTTATTTTATGAATTCCTTTACCCATAAATATAAACTGTTTTGGCTCTTTTTCTAATAATTCTTGAATTTTTTTAAATGAACCTATATCTTTATAATTAATTGCCTTTTTTATTGATGTTTCGTGAATTTCTTGCCCTAAACAAATATATACACCCATCTCATAACCTATTTCTACATTATGATTAATTTCTAAATATGTTGGAGTAATTTTAAATTCTTTCTGAACTAATACCTGAAACTTATTTTTATAATTATCATCCGTCTTTATTAATGTAATCCAATCTACGTGCTTTTCAAATATATTCTCTATAAATATTTGAGCCATTTGAAATCCTGGTCCAGTTGTAAATATATTACTAAACCAATTATCTTCATCATTAATTGAAATTTTATTTACATCTAAAAACAAAGCTGCTATAAAAGCCTCAAAAAGACACCCTAATTT